TGATCCTCGTCACCGCGCCGACCGACTACCCCGTTTCGCTGGACGAGCTGAAGACGCACCTGCGGCTTGACCATTCAGACGACGACGGGGCGCTGGCTGGCTATCTGGCTGCGTCGGTTGCTTTTATTGAGCAATGGGCCGGGGTGTCCATGCTTCAGCGGACTTACAAGAGCTATCTGGACGAATGGCCGTCCACAGTCTCTTTGCCGATGGGGCCGCTTGTCTCGGTGACGCACATCAAGACCTATGACGACGCCGACGCCGCGACGACCTGGGACACGGCGGAATACTACGTCGATACGGTCAAGGGCCGCATCTTCCCCCGGGCGGATTACGCCTTCCCGCTTCCCGAGCGTGTGGCGAACGGCATCGAGATCCAGTGGGTCGCCGGTCATGCCTCGGCGGGGGAAACCCCTGAGAACCTGCGTCACGCGATCCTGCTGACCGCTGGCCACTACTACCGCAACCGCGAGGCGGCGGGCGACACCGTGCAAACGACCATCCCCCTCGGTGTTGAGGCTTTGGTCAATCAATCGCGTTCCTGGCTCCTCTAGCAGCGTCGGACGACGCCGCGCCTCCCTCAGAAGGATACTACCCATGCCCCTCGACATCGGCGTCCGCTTCGACGGCACCCTGACCTCGACCAACGATCTCGGCGTGCCATCGTTCACGCTGACCCCGCGCGCAACCACGAACCTGCAACAAGGCACCGCGACTTCGCAGGCCGATCTCCTGTTTGCTGACACGCGGACCATCGCCGCGTCGGGCACGGACAACCTGGACCTCACCGGCACGGCCCTGAACAACGTGTTCGGTGTCGCTCTGGCTCTGGTCAAGGTGAAGGCCCTGTATGTGAAGGCAAGCGCCGCCAATACCAACAACGTGGTGATCGGCGCCGGCACCAACCCCTTCAGCGGCCCGCTCGGCGGCACCCTGCCGACCATCACCGTTCCGCCCGGTGGCGAGGTTCTGCTGACCGCTCCCGCCGCCGGCTGGACCGTGACCGCTGCCACGGGCGACATCCTGAAGATCGTCAACTCTGCCGGCAGCACGTCGGTGGACTATGACATCATCATCGCCGGAACGAGCGCCTAGTGATGGGTGGGGCGGGCCGCATCCTGGCCCGCCACCCCCAGACGCTGATCGAGACGCGGGGCGGGCAATGAACGCTGGCAATCTCAACCGCCGCCTGACGCTGCGGCCTGCGTCCTTCACCGCCGACGCCATGAACGAGCGCGTGGCGACCTATCCTGACGGCGTGACGGTCTGGGCTGAAAAGCTGGACGTTTCGGACGGGGAGCGGGTGACTGCGGCTCAAGTGGGGGCGACCTACACCGCCCGCTTTCGGCTCCGCTACTCTGCCCAAGCGGCTGCGTTGACCCCGCTGGACCGGGTCTATCTGAAGCCGCTGAAGTACGGTGAGACCGGGCGTGAATACGAGGTCAACACCGTGAAGGACGTTGGCGACGACGGCCTTGAAATCACCGCAACGGCCCGCGCGGAATGAAGGTCAAGGTCGAGGGGCTCCGTGAGGTTGAGCAAGCCCTGCTCGGCATGAAGACCGCCACGGCCAAGGGTGTCGTGCGGCGGGTGCTTCTCTCCCGCGCCAAGATGTTCGCCGACGATATGCGGCCCCGGGTTTCAGTGGATCAGGGCGCCCTGCGTGACAGCATCGGGGTCGGGACCAAGCTGACCCGCCGGCAGTCCAAACTCAACCGCAAGGGCTCTCCGCTGGAGGTCTACGCCGGGGCAGGGGGGCTTACGCAGGCGATCACTGAAGAGTTCGGGACGGTCAACCAGGCGCCCGATCCTTCGGCTCGCCCGGCATGGGATGCAACACACAGGCGGATGCTGGACGGCCTGGTCGATGACTTTACGACCGAGATCGCCAAGACGGCGGCGCGGGTGGCGAAGAGGGCGAAGTGATGGAAGAAGCCCTCATGGCCAAGCTGCTGGCCACCACAGCCGTCACCAACATCTTCGGAACCCGCATCCGGTGGGGCGAGCGCGGGCAGGGTGACGCTCTGCCGACCCTGGTGCTGAATGTCGTCAGCGGCGAGGAGCACTACACCCACGGCGGCGCTGGCCAGATCGGCATGACGCGGGTTCAGTTCGACAGCTACGGCGCCACCTCGAAACAATCGAACGACGGCTCCGCTGCGGTTCTAGCGGCCCTTTCCGGGGCGACCTTCACGCAAGGCTCCGTCACGTTCGGCGGCATCTTCTTTGACAGCAAGTTCGGGCCTCGCGCTGAGGGCGAGAACCCGAAAGTCTTCCGCACCATGCGCGATGCGCGGGTGTGGGTCCAATAGCCCACGGGCTAGCCTGACCGCCCTTAGGCAAGGCGAACGCAGCGTCGGACGACGCCGCATCCTTTGAACGGAGCCTCTCATGGCCACGACTGCACGCCTCGGCTACGGGGCTACCTTCTCCATTGGTGACGGCGGCGGAACCGAAGTCTTCACCGCCCTGTCGGAAGTCATCGAGGTCGGCCCCCCGTCGCTCTCGCGCGCTTCCGTCGATGCGACCCACCACGGGTCTACCGAGCGCTATCAGGACTTCATCCCCGGCCTGCGTGATGCTGGCGAAGTGGGTGTGGCGCTGAACTACACCAACGCGGCCTATGTCACGCTCCTGGCCAAGTACAACACCGACACCGTGACCAACTACCGCGTGACCGGCCCGAACGGCGCCATCTGGCAGTTCTCCGGCTTCATCACCTCCCTGGAAGGCGAGATCCCCATTGACGACAAGATGGGGATCAATGTGACCTTCAAGGTCAGCGGCAAGCCCGCCTATACGGCTGGTAGCTAATGAAGGGCACCGTTCCGTTCGTCGCGGAGGGGCAGGGCTATACCCTGCTCCTCGATTTCAACGCCCTGTGCGAGCTGTCGGGCGAACTTCCCGACCTGATGAACGGCGGCGTCGAATTGAAAGACCCCCGGCATATCCGCCTGGTCTTTCACGCCGCCCTGATGGCCAAGCATCCCGACCTCACGGTTCTGGACGCCGGGCGCATCATTCAGGAGGTCGGCATCGTTGAGGCCGCCGAGCTTCTCGGCAAGGCCTTCAATGCGTCCTTTGGCGGGGAGGCGGGCGAAGCCGGCGAAAACCCTCCGAAGCGTTCTCGTGGGACGCGCAGCTAGCGCTTTACTTCGAGATCGGCGGGACTGACCTCGACCAGTTCTGGCGCTTCACGCCTCGCACCTTCCGCGCCTTTCTGAAAGGCCGGGGGGATGCGCTGGCGCGGGAGCATGACGCCAATGCGTGGCTAGCCCACACAACGGCGGCTTTGGGCCGGCAGAAGGTCATGCAACCGCTGAAAGACCTCCAGAGCAAGGCCTCGCCCAAGAAGCGCAGGCAACAGACGGCGGAAGACCAGATGGCGGTTTTCCAAATGTGGAACGTCGTTCTGGGCGGCGAGACGGTGAACTAGCGGAAGGTGACCTCGGCGCTGTAGTCGCGGGTGTCGATGTCGATGTCGTCGGGCGTACACAAAACATCAACCATGATCGGGTCGAACGACAGCCCGCCCGCGAGAACGACAAAGGGCTTCCAACCGGAATAGGCCCCCATGCGGTTCTTCGAGTTAACGAAGCCGCAGAGCCAAACGCCTTTGCCGCCGTGCGGATACGCAGCGACCACGTTGCGGAACCGGGCGGCGGGATAGTCGAACAGCTCCGCGTCGAACTGATCCCGCACCGCGACGGCGACGGCCACTGCCTCCTTCCGTTCGGCGGCTGTGAACGCCCGCGTCGCGGCGTTGGCGGGAACGGCAATCGCCACCAGGGCGACAAGTGCAACCAGTTTCATAGGCCGCAACCTAACGGCGGTTTTTGAATAGTCAAAGGAGACGCCCATGAAAGCCGTGATCGGGGCGCTCCGCGTAGTCCTCGGAGCCGACACCGTCGCCTTCGAGAAAGGCCTGAACGCCGCCCAAAAGCGCCTGCATCGCTTTGGCCGCGAGATGGGCAAAATCGGCGACAGCCTGAGCAGCATCGGGGCGAACATGACGGTGGGTCTTACCCTCCCCATCGTCGCCCTCGGCACGGCTATGACCAAAACGGCCATCGACGCCGCCGAGATGCAATCGGCCTTCGATGTGTCGTTCGGCGGCATGGCAAAGTCTGCCAAGACGTGGGCCGAAACGACCGGCGACGCGCTGGGCCGTTCGACCACCGAGATGCAGACCAGTATGCTGGCCATGCACGGCCTGTTCAAAGCAGGCGGCCCGGCTACCGAGCAGACCCGCAAGCTCGCCGAGCAGTTCACCGTTCTTGGCCAGGACCTCTCCAGCTTCCACAACGTGGCTGGCAAGGATGTCATGGCGGCCTTGAAGTCGGGCCTGTCTGGCGAAGCCGAGCCCATGCGCCGGTTCAACGTCTACCTCAACGAAGGGGCGGTTAAAGCGCAGGCCCTCAAGATGGGGCTGAAAAGCGTCAACGGCGAGTTTTCCGAAACCGCGAAGATCCAGGCGCGCGCCGCGCTTATCATGGCCGGCACGACTGAAGCGCAAGGCGACGTCGCCAGAACCTCGCAAAGCGCGGCCAACCAAATCCGGGCCGCTCAATCGGCGTGGCAGGAACTTTCGGTTACGCTCGGCACGAAGATCATTCCGCTGCTCACTCCCATTGTTGAGAAGATCGCGGCGATGCTGAACAGCTTTGGCAAGCTGTCGCCGCAACTTCAAAACACCATCATGGTCGGCGCCGGGCTTGTCGCTGTGCTGGGGCCGTTGGCGGCTGGCATCGGCGCGCTAATCACTGGCATCTCCGCCCTTGCCCCTGTTCTGGGGGCGGCGGCGGGCGCGCTTGCCGCCATCGGGGCGCCGGTTCTCATCCCCATCGCGTTAGCCGTTGCGGGATTGGTCGCGGTCTTTCTGCTGTTCCGCAAGCAAATCATCCCGGTCCTTCAGGACTTCGGAAAGACCATCGCCACCGAGATCGGCCCGAAGATCGCGCCGCTGGTGGACGCGGCGGGCGACGCCTTCACGGCGCTGATGGATGTTGTCGGCCCGATGTTCAAGCCGGGCGGCCAGTTCAACCAGGCCATGTCGGTCTTCCTCAACATCACCACCCGCACCTTCAACGCTATCGTGGCGATTGTCGGGGTTGCTGTTGACCTCCTGACGGCTTCGCTGAAGATCGTGACGGCCCTGCTGAAAGGCGATTGGGGCGCGGCGTTCAAGGGCGCCCTGTCGCTTATGACGATCTTCCATGGCGGTATCGTCAAGGTGTTCGCGGCTCTTGCGCCGGAAGTGATCGCGTGGGTCAAGAAGCTATGGGCGGGCGTCAAGGAATGGTTGGTAGATCGGTTCGCCGACGTAGCGAAAGCCGTTGGCGAAAAGGTCGCCGCTGTCACCGGCTTCTTTAAGGATATGTGGGACGCTGTTGTCGGCCACTCCTACGTCCCCGACATGGTGAAGGGTATCACCCACTGGTTCGGCACGCTCGACACCGGGATGGTGAAGCCTGCCGACAAGGCCACCAAGAAGGTCAAGGAAGCCTTCGAGCAGCTACGAGACGACATCGCTGGTATCTGGGACGGGCTGCTGACTGATAGCGAGCGCGCCATGGGGCAGGCGCTCTGGGAAAACGACCGCATCATGGCGGCAGTTGACAAGGGTATGCCCCTTAGCAAAGCCGCTGCTATGGCCCGTCGCCGCGACGAAAAGGCAGAGCGCGATAACTTCCGGGCGGTGGACATCAATTCTAATCCGGACATCAACCCCGGCCTGTCGTTCACTGGCGCCCTGACCGATGAACAGGTCGCCACCATGCAAGGCCAGATTGCCGACGCCTGGAACGGTGCGATTGATGCGGTTCGCCAAGGCGGCATGAAGGGGCTGTTTGCCTACGCGGGCGAGCGCTTCGGCGACATCCTTACCCAACGGGCGGTTGATGCCCTGACCGACCTGACCTCGCAGTTCCTTCAACTGATGCAGCAATCTCAGGCGGCCAACGGCAAC